ATCAAATTGCCATCAGTAGGGTGGTTGTATATACGATGCAAGATGATGAAGTCATCTGCTCTGTTCTTCCACTTTGCACCCTGCTCTGCATCTGATGGTCTTGGAAAGTCTGCATAGTTGAAGTATGGGTGTTTGTTGTCTTTGATGAATCTGCGCCCTGCTTCTGTGGCTGGGTGCATATTTACCACTAATCTACACTTCCACTCTTCACTCATCACTCTCATGTCACTTGCCACTTCATAGTGGTAGTCGTGGGTAGATAGACTGCCTAACACACCCTTATCTATGCGCAGGCTGTTATAAGGGTCAATAACAACAGATGCGATGCTGCTATCTTTCTTTACCAAGTGATCTATCACTCCACGCAATTCATTCCACGCATATACTTTGTCTTGCTTGATGAATAAAGCGTATTTTGATAGGTAGGCATACCAACGCTCTGTTTCTTCCTTAGATAGCTTCCTTTCGCCATTATATCGTATTGATTGCCCTGCAAGCACTTCTATCAACTCCATCTTTACTACTGCGCTGTTATTCTCCGAAGTATAGATCAGCACTTTGTGGCCATACTTGATGGCTGCGGCAAGTTCCAAGTATAGTATCAACTTTGTCTTTCCAATGCCACTATGACCAAGTACGATAGTAAAGTTTCTCTTCCAGAGCCAATGCCTGTCTAACTTTGGGCAGCCCCATTGCTTGCCCAATTCTATCTTGCCATCAGCGTAGTCTTGTATGAATTGGAGTTCAGTTGTCATTAGTACAATAGTTGTTAAATTCTTCTATTTTTTTTGCCACCTCAATAGTCCACCAATAAACACGCTTCAACCTATCTTCACTAATATTTATATCTATCAGCATTGGTTCAATTTCGTCAACCATCAATTTTTCTCCTTTGAATGCGTTGCCTTTCCTAAATACATATTGAACTTGTGCCAATTTGGGCGAGTGTCCGACATGTTGCCTTATTGCGAGGGCGTAATAACAAAGCTGCAAATAGTTATCTTTTAAATACTTAGTTGCTGCCTTTTTTGAGCCTGTTTTATAGTCCATTATTCTGCTAAGATCATTAGTGGCTGTATCAACATACCCTATAACATCAAACTCATCATATTTCAATGACACAAAATACTCAAAAAGATCAAGCCTTTCACACATAGATAAGTACCTAATTTCACAATCAGTAAACCCTGTAAAATCCCCTGATTCAAGCGCACCGCCAACCTTGCTACCAAAATCAGTATAAGCATTGCCTTCAAACTCTATTCTGTCAATATATCTTCTCTTGTATTCGCCAACATCAGACACAAAGCAGCTAATTTGAGACCAACTTAAATATGGCCTACCATGTTTATTTTTGCTCGGTAAATTCACTTTCAATCCTTCTCTTTTCCTTTATGGCTTTATATTTTTCGTATGCTTCACTTTTGGGCTGTGTTTGCCCAAGCCCTTTGCAATAATAATCATTTCTTAATATACATCTTGCCATCCTTTTCCATGATGGCGCCCAACACTTAACCTCTAAGTCGTGAGGGGCTTCGTCGGGGATGAAGTCATACCCCCTTTTAAGCCAGCCTACTATAAACTTTTTGAATCTTTCTTTATAGTGATCCTGCATTTTTTTAGGCAACGACCTTAAAAGATAATTAGTATAAGATTGCCAAGTGTGATTGTCAGGCTTGGTGACATCGTTGTATCCGTTTATATTCCCTTTTTCATTTATGTATAATGCCCCACTATTAACTCCAGAAACACGATTTAAAAGCTTGTACCATGTATCTGGCTCTAATATGTGGTATAGCCATAAACCCTTTTTTTGGTCATCCCCATATGGTTGGCAAAGCCTTTGATTACTTAATTTAACACCAGCCATAGTCATTAGGTCGTAAACATGATTGTGGGAGTATTGCTTGTATTTCGAATGAAATACCCAAATATCTTCCGTTCTCCAGTCATATATGGGGTATGCGTTATAAACACTTTTGTGTATTTTTGTAGTCCACTTCCAATTGTTGAATGTTAAATTTTTCTTGGTTGCTGTTATTGCTTTATATCTATGCAAACTCTCATCAGCCCTTATACCAATGAAAGCGGCTGTAAGTTTGTCTTGCGAATACCACTTCCCAAAAAGAATCATAAATTCTTCAAATTCCATCTTTGGATGATAAAAGTCATATTGGGTTAAATCGGCTGATTGTATTGGTTTATCCCTAACCCATATATCTCTATTATCTTCATTCCAGCAAACCCACTTTGGCTGAAAATCGCTTACAGCATTCCTTAATAGTAATTCTCCGCAAAACCAATGCAAGTCAATGTGATCCTTATATTGATGCACTATTTCTTCTATGTGCTTAATTGTGTGACTATATTGTGCTTCAAGGTCTATGATGAGAACTCCAACAGTTTTCCCCCTTTTGATAGCTTCATCCATTACAAGGTGTAACATAACGGTTGAGTCTTTCCCACCGCTAAAAGAAATATAGTATTTTTCAAATGTATCAAACACCTTTGAAATTCGATGCTTCGTAGCATCTATTACGCTTATGTCTAAATATTTTTTAGTAGCCATATTAATATAATTCAGTTTGACGTCCTATACTTAGTGCTTCTTCCATTGATATTTCATTGCGATTGTTCTCGCTGAGCCAATTATTAAGATGCTTCAACGCAATTTTATTAGCTTCTATTTGTTCAAGTTCGGACAGGCGATTAAAGCCAGAGCAAAACTTAGATGGTATACCTGAGTGATAGCACATAGCAGCTTGCCCAAGCCATGCTATCCTATTCATTGATCTATTTGTTAAATAATGCTCACACGAATGCACCCACTCTTTAGTGACACTTTTTAAAACGTTGTCAAATAAATCTGTTTTTCTAAGAAAATCAGCATAAGCTTGTTGACATTCTTCTGATGTCATTCCATCTTTTTTGCTTGCATAAAACCCAGCCTTGTGGCACTCCCACTTGTCGTAAGTGTGAAATATCCTACCTTCATCACCTTCGTTTGGTATCCTGTACATCGCCATCTCTTCTTCGCTTGCAATATCGGTAATAGGCTCATATCCTTCATTTGAATCAGATGACTCCCAAGCTTTAGAAAAATCGCTATCGGTAAATAGATTTTCTATGCCCGATATTTGACACAATCTCAAAACTTCTTCTTCATCCATGCCAAGCTGTTTTGCTATGCGAGAATTTGTCCAATTCCTATTTTTCAGTTCAATAACTATCTCACTCATTGCGTTAACTTGGTGCTTACCCCTTGCCCTATTATGCCTAATTGTAGATGCAATTCTGTCGTTTTTCTCTGACTGCTCTTTGCGTATATCTACTATCGGCAGATAGCCATTAACTCTTTTTCGCACAATTTTAGACTCCTTCCCAACCCTGTTTCTGTGGAATCCATCAATTACCTCTGTTTTTGATTTTTCTATATTATTCCATGTAACAATAGGTTGCGTATATCCGTCATTGATTATAGACAATTCAAGCAATTCCATTTCTGGCGGTGCGACCTTATTTGGGTTGTAGTCGTTAGCGACAACTTCATCTGATTTCACCCACCTAACAAAATCTACTGGTTCATTTTTAAATGGGCTGATTTTATGTATATCAGCCCTAATGTCGTTGATTAGGTCAACCAATTCGTAACCATCTTTACTTGACAAAAATTTCAATAATTCATTTTTTAATTCTTCGTATTTCATAACCTTTTTTCTTAGGATTCAGCAATCACAAAACAAACGCTATTAATTAACTCTTCTTTGCTTCTGCCTGCTGCCTTTGCTTTCTTCGGCAGCATCTTGAAGTCACGCTCTCCCCTGATAACGTATTTAGGCTTGCCAATGCAGAAGGGAAAGCCATCCTGAAAGTAGATGATGGCTCTCCGCTGCCTGTCTTCCAGCAAGTACGCCACAAGCGTACCTTCTATGAAGATATTAGGCATCTGCATACTTCGGGCAGATACTGCCTTCGGTGCTACCCACATAATTGTTCTGCTATCTGATTTGTAGATAACCATTACAGCTTTGCCTTAACTCTCTCATTCAACTTAATCAGTTCTTCGATTTGGCCATCAGTAACGCTGGCAATGCTCTGAAATGTGCCAGCGCCAACAAGATGTACGATTTGGTTTGAAATCATGCCTGCTCTGATGTCTTTGTCTTTGTCAGCATAGTTTGTACTGACGCCACCAGAAGATTGCTTAAAGTCGCTGTCAGGGCGTTTTAGCTTGAATTTGTTGTTGCCATTGGGTGCTTTGCCTACAATGGCATAGTCAACTTCATCGCCAACATTCCAAGCATCCTTGCTTTTGCTGTTAGCTTCTCCAATGCTGCCATCTTCTAACTCGTACAAGCTGGTAAACATTTCTCCATAGTTACCTGTCCAGCTATTCTGGAAGGTGATTGATTTGATTTTACTTATCATTATTAATTTGATTTGGTTCTTCATTATAGAAGCGATATACGCTCTTTATCTTTGCTGTGCCATCCATATCACGACCTGTGTAGACAGTCACCACTACATGATACTTTGACTTGTCAAAGGCAAATGACTGCCAATAGTAACCCATATCAAGTGCTTCCCATTCAATAGTAGCGTGTGCATACGCACCTTGATAGTAGCCATGCAGAGTAGTGCTATCTGTATCAGGGTGGTAAATGTCCACCCTGTACTTCACTTCATTCTCTTCACGCCACAGGATAGCATCTATGTAATCTTCATCCGTGCTGTATTTCATT